TGAATTACCTATAAAATAAGGGAATTGAGGTCTTCTATAGTTTTTAAATGCTCCTTCAGAATCCCTAACCTGAGGATTGATTGTAGCAAAATATGCATATACTCCTTCAGGATATTCTGGAGTCTTACAGAATCTTCCATTATGTTCATCTAAATGTTTATCAGTTTTATAAACATAATCTTCAACAAAGAATCCATTTGGATATATTTGCTCTTGATTGGATGTAAGAGGATTAGGTCTATGAGATGATATTGCAACAGAGTATCCAGACTCAAGTACTTTAATAGAACCTCCAGAGTTAGTAGAATATCCATATGGACCATAGATAGGAGATCCATCATATGACCATCCAAGAATTGGAGAATGAGAATTAGAATCTTGCTCTATATCATTTTCTAATGATAAATCTGGAACAAATACTTCCTTATCACCTATAGATCTTTTAATATAAGTAGATTGTCTTAATTTTCTAGGAGAATATAAATGAGTATATTCTAATTGATAATCAGAATTTAATCCCCTACTTATAACACCATCATCTGTTGTGATTTGATCATTTTGTAATAATCTTTCAAATGTATTAATAGTCCAAGTTCTTGGATTAGAATAGAATTTAGCTTCACTTCCATTAGGAGTTACTTTAATTTTTGCTGATGAAGAAGTATATCCAATTCCACTATGAACTACTTTAACAGAATCTATAAATCCACCTTTCAATACTGGATCAATAACACATCCTACACCTTCTCCAAGAATTTCTAGTTTTGGAATAGAATTGTATTCAGAACCTGCGT